AATTTGTACTCTTTCTATAATAAACTTAAAATAATATCTACTAAACTCAACAAAAAATTTATCAATAGGATTCTCTTGAGATATAGAGTTTCTTCCAATGTAATCACTTTCTGTAGTTTTAGCCTTATAAAGTATATTTGTGTGCCAATAAGACTGCATTTGAAATTTTCTTATAAGCATATTAAGTCTATTATAACCTTGTTTAGAAAAGCTTAAGACTGTTCGAACAAATTGTTGCACAGCTGAGTCAAATGGACTCTCCTTAGTTGCCATTGGATTTTTTTTAAGCCAGTTAACGTTTTTTGGATCTGTGTTTAAAAATAAATCAAACCCGTGTATAAAACTAACAATAACTTGTGTCAAAGTCATTTCATCAAATCCAAAAAATCTTAATCCTAAGTGGTCTGAAAAAAATCTTTCAAAGTTTGTAAATTTATCACTATTTACACCACTAATATTGTCTGTTATGAAAAAATTGTAAATTTCATTTGCAACAATTATATAAACAATTGTGTTAATTAGATATTGAGTAACAAAGAAAAGAGCAGTTAAGTCTGCGCCTTTAGCTGAAATAAAGCCTAATGAATTAAAATCATATCCAGCAAGTATTTCTAATTCGTCTGCAAAAACTGAAGAGGTTTGAAAATCACCATTAAAGCTATCAAACGAAGTATAATTTTTTAGTGGGCTGTCGTTATCAAAACCAAACGAGCTATTAACTAAACTTCCAAAAATATTTTCAGGAAAAATACTGTCGGTTTTCAAAGTAGCTTTTTGTTCGTCTGTAATATTTACATCTGTAAGTGCAGCTGCTATACCACCAAGTGGTAAAACATTAAAGCCTAACTTAACGTCAGCTAAGCTAATGCTTTCTTTGTAATTCTTTTGTCTAGAAAGATAATCTTTACTAACGTTGTAAGCGTCTTCTAAAGAATTTCCATCTGTGTCGTCTTTTTTTAAAATCTTTCCGCTAGGATCTAAGATATATTTGGTTGCCATAATTAACCCTTAATTACAGTTTTACCTGTTAAATAGTCTTCAGTGTTAACTTCTTCATAGCTTTTATGATTTTTATTAAAATCATATTGTTTTGCACTTTCAACTTTTTCTATAAAGTCATCTTTAAAATAATTCATTTTTTTCTCAACAAGACTTTCAGCATCTTCTTTTGACATTTTAAAAAGTTCCATATATAAAGTTGCTAGGCCAGAAACTATTTCTTTTGTGCTCTCATTTTTTTTAAAATCTAATTTTTTAACTTTTTCAAACATATATATTCCTTTATTTTAATATGAAGCGTCTTCTGTAGAACCGAAAGAAGAGTTTCTTGTTGTGCCGTCTCCTAGTGTATCGTATGAACCGCCAAGATTTCTATCCTTTGCAAAAGCTACTATGTTTGCTTTAACACACTGCTTTGCAATCATTTCTCCATCCAGATTAACAGAAAGTTCTATTTTGTCAACGTGTTTAACTTGACCAGCACCTTGTGTATTACCACTAGCAGCAGGAGAAACCATTCCTGCGATTAAACTATAAACTTCTGCAGCCATATCTCCACTATATCTTATTGCAGCATCAATAGGCCCACCACTCATTCCTGCCATTATTTGGTCTGCAGGATTAAACAAAGTCATGTCAAAGCCATTAAGACCTCCTTGCAACAAAGCTTTACCTCCTCCTAACAAGTCTGAAAGAAAATCATTTGCTTGCCTAACTTGAATTGTTGTATTGTTTTTATTGTTTTTATTGTTTTCAGCAATCATGTCAAGTTGTTGCAACATTGCTCTTCCTATTTGGTTAGACGTTACATCCTGGTCAGAAGAGGAAGATTCAAGAGCTTTATCGACGTCTAGTCTATGAACATATTTTATTCTTTTATTTTTACTTCTAAGCTCAGCTTTAGCGTTAAGTATTTCCTTATTAGAATCAGACTGCTGTTTTTTAAATGCTTCACGCATGTATTGCAGCATACCTTGTGCTCTCATTTGATTTTGATCTCCCGATCCTCCTCGGAAGTCTTTTGATGCAACCATATCTCTTATATCTTGAGCAGAAACTGCGCCTCTATAAAGCTTTTTAGCTCTATTAAAACCTACTTCTTTAAGTTCTGCGTTACTTTTACTCATGCCTTCAAATGGATTTAGTCTTTCGTTAAGAATTTCTCCGACCTCACCAGCAATATCAAAAGCCATACCTAGCACTTTTTTATTAACCCATACGAAAAAACTCATAAAAGGACCACTTGACTTTTTAAGTTCTTCAAATAACGTTTTAAAAGTATTTCTAATTGCTTCAACATCAGTTTTTCCAAGTTTGAAAAAGCTTGTAAACATAGTTGATACACTGTTTTTTTCTCCGCCATACCCTTGTAGCCAAGCAACCAAATCTCTAAAGCCTTTACCTACAAACTTAATAATGCCCGGGCCAATCGCCGCAAATCCTTTCAAGAACTTTCCTATAAGTTCTCCAGAAGCTTCCATCAACTTTGACGCAACTGAGCCACCGGGTTTAAGGCCGCCTTGTATAGCTCTTATTGTTTTTAAAGAAAAAGTGTCTTGAACTTCTAAAAGGTCACTGTCATCTTTAAATGCTTTAATTAAAGAGTCTCCAAAAAAGTCAACGAAAGAGTTTGTAGCTTTATTTAAATCTTTTGTATTAAAAATTCCTCCTTCTTTAGACCCGGGTTTTCCGACAAGTTTTTCAAAAGTTTCTGTAATTGGTGAAAATATGCCTTTTATTTTTTTCGTAGTACTTTTATCTAAAGTCAATCCTGAAATATAAAAATCTTGCATTCTTTTTGATATTCTTTTAAAAATAGGGTCAAGACCAGATCCCAGTGTAATTGTTGCAGTTAGTCCTTTCTTGAAAGATTCAAAAAATGAGGTATCTGTAATTACTTTTTGCATTTCTTTCAATGAGTCTGTCATGGACTTAATATTTTTTGTTTGTTGAACAGTTGGGTCATCTTCAGCCATTTTCTTTTGAATTTCAGCATACGTCATTCCCATGTTTTTATAATTCATAACAGACTTAAGAGCTTCTGCTGAAAGACCTGTATGTTGTGCCATTACAGCTTTTTCATGACGATTAAGCTCATCAAAAGATCTGCCTGTCGCAAACATTGCATCACTAAACATTTCAATGATTTCTTCAGGTTTTTCTGCTCTTATTAATTGCAAAGCATCGACATTCATTCCAAAAGTCTGTGATAGTAATGCTGCAGAATTGGCTGCATCTTCAAAAGTTCCAAACTTATTAAACATAGCAGATGCTTCTTTTACAGAAACACCCATTTGTGTTACTTTTGCAACAGTCTCAGAAAGTTCTTCATTTGTCAAGTGCCCAAAATTAATGATATCATTTCTTAAAACAAAGAAATTCTTTCTAACAAGCTTAACATTGAGACCAAATTCTTTAGAAACAGTCGCAGTTGATCCTGCAATGTCATCAAGCGTCTTAAATAAAGATTCACCGTTTTTTGCTGATTCCAGTGCAACATAACTAAAATCTTGCGTCGACACGCCTAAAGCTCGAGTTGCTTTAGTCAATAATATCAAATTATCAGGTGTTCCTTCTTTACTTATTTTAGCAACATTCTCAGCAAAGATATCAGCAAACACGCCGGCATTTGTCAAAACCGACGTATACTCCTTTATTAAAGCAGTCACTCCACCGGCGCCGGAGCCAAAAAGTTTAACAAAATCATTTGTTACATTTTTAAACTTTAGTAATGTTGTAGTACTTTGCGCAAATTGTACAAGCCCTTTTGTTGCTTGACCTATTTTTCCGCCAAGTCTATCTGACATATCAAACAACTCTTTTGTTTCTTGCGCAGCATTTCCAATAGTTTCAACTATGTCTCTTCTAATAGAATTACCAATCTTTGCAGCAGAAGCTGCCATAGTCAAAGGTAAAGCAATAAAAAACTTTGTCAACTTCGCGCCTACCTTCATTGTCTGCATAAAGACTTTAACCATTGTACCACCAATTGCTGCAATGGCTACTCCTATAGGACCTAGAACTGCAGCTACTCTTGTAGCTCCAAATTTTGCAAGAGCACTAAACCTGGCAAAATTTGAAGTTGTGTTTACAAGACCGTTATTAAGAGCATCAAGATCTTTTCCTGAATTCTTAAATGCTGAAAAGCTTTTTCTTATACCGCCTGTAAATTTGAATAATTTTTTGCCGTATTTTTGTAGTTTTCCGCCAAAAACGTCGTCAAGAACTTTTCCGTATGCTAGCGTTGATTTATTAAGACCTAAAAAGCTTTTTTCTCCTGATTCTGCAAAGTTTTTCATTTTTTCGCCGTATGACAAAAATTCTTTTACATTTTCAGATGCTATGTTAACAGCTTTTCCATGATCTTCCATTGCTGCTGTTTGATTTTTTAGCGCGTCTGTAGAAGCTTCCGCATCAGCATCTAGTGAAGCTGCCGCACGATTGGCCACATCAGACTGTGAGCTCTTATTTTTGGTGCCGGCTTGGGCGCCTTTAGCTGTGTTTCTTTCTATTTTCTTAAGAAGATCAACCATAAGCTCAGACTGTAACATAAAAAAATCCTTTAGTTAGTAACTATCAAATATGTTATAAGTATGTTTATCTTAAATAACTCTAAAACTAAAAAGACTTTTTAAACATGTTATTTGCTCTTTTGCTTTGTTGGGGTAAAGGATTATTGTTTTGCTGAGACTGTTTTTCTAAGTCTGTCTTAAGTTTTCTTATAAACCATATTCTTTTCCAAATAGGTAATTTATATGCGTCTGCATAAGAAAAACTTAAATGTTGCATTAAGACATATATTTGTTCTAAAACAATGTCTTTATTTTCAGGCGTCAGGCCAAAAAAATGTAGGTCCGATTGGCAACTCAACCTCACTTTCTTCGAAGCAGTGGGTGCATTCCATAGTTGCTTTCATATCAACACCAGGCTCGTGGTTATCCAAAAATCTTCTAAGCGCCAAAGAATCTCTTGCAGGCATGTTTTGAACAAAAAGTTTAATCTTGTTTTTATCTTTAATGTTTTCAATTTGTAGAATAGATCTATTTAAGCGATCAGTCACGCTATTGTCTGTATTTAAACCGCTCTTTTTCTTTCGATCATTTGTAATCATCATTTCTTTTTCGTCATGACCAGTTAAAAACTTAACTTTAACATTCTTTTTCGTTACAGGTAAGACAACATTAAAAACGTTTTCACCTAAAACATCTGGCTCTACTTGCAATCTTTTAATCTTTAATTCAGACAAATTAAAAGTTGACTTATTTGACTTACTACAAGCAGGACAATTTATGTCAAGCTCATAATCAGCACCGTATCCTGTAATTCTTAGCGCGACTAATAAAGCGTTTCTGTCACCTGATATTAGATCGTCGGGGTCAATTGACTTGTCGACTAAACAGCTTTTGATTAGTTTTGAAATCACTGTTCCGTTCTTAATATAAGCTCTAGAAGTAAGAATATCTTCTTCCTTAGCTGTCATAGGTTTAATATCTAAAGTTTCAGTATCATAAATACCTTTATCTTCAGAGTATATAACACCTCTAGAAGGAAGTGGAACAGATTCAATAGCTAGTTCAAAGCCAAAGTCATCTAACATTACATTATTTTTTTTAATTGGGCTGCTGTCTGCAATTTCTGCAGCGTCTAGCGGCTTATCAAGATTATTCATTAAGTACTCCTGCTATACAGATTCTATTATTATATTATTATCTTCTTCAAAATTGTTAACAAAGTTTAGTAAATTATTTGTGCTTATTAAATTAAATAAATCACTACTTTGTGAACCTTTAAAGTTAATACCTATCTCTCCGCTAAACTCATTTCTAAACTTTTGTTGTCTAGCTCTTTCTGAATTTAATTTTACAGTATTAACATAATAATCATTTATTATTTCTCTATCAACGTAGCTTAACATAAATTCATCTAAACTTAAAAATAAATTAACATCTACTCTATTATCATTACTATCTATAGTATTAGGAGAGAATAACATAGGCGAGCCATTTATTAAAGGAGCTGTGAATAATATATTTCTAAGATTTCTAGTTATATCATGATAAATTCTAATATTATGAAAACTTCTAAATACAGATCTATTATTTGTACTTAAAGTATTAGAAGAAAGAGGTTTTACAAATCTATTTTGACTCATTAGACCTATAGGATTAATACTACAATCAAAGCTTTTTGTCTGCTTAAGTAAACTATCAAAATTATTACAATTAAACTTAAATTGCATGTTTAAAGTTGAACTTACTGAAAGTGTGTCATCAGTATTATCATAGTTTACTGTTGCTATAGGTTGAGCTAATTGTGACTTTGAGAGTGACTTAAGATAAACAGTGCTAGGAGGAATTTCAACATTAAACTCATTTGAAACTACAGCCTCACAATAATTGTACAAAGCTAGACTATATTTTGAGTTTATAGACATTAATTTAAAATTATTAATTGTCTCGTTTATATTACTAATATCATTTAGATCATCTTTGACTGTTTCATCAAAGTTTAGTAAATCACTAGGTCTATTATTAAAATCTAAAAAGTAATAAGATTTGTCTCTTTGCTTTGAACCTGTAACAATTTCAGGAACATCAAATATATAATTAAAGCTTCTTTTTGTTTCTGCTAAGTCTACAATTTCTTTAATCAAACTTTGAGAAGATATTCCTGGCATGCAAAACAAATCAACTCTACAATCTGTCTCTTCTGTTGCAATTTTATATGCAGTTCTATAAATCTCTGTGGTTTGCATTTCTGCATTTGGATCTGCAGCATTATTTGTTTCTCTTGCCACAGAAAATCCTGACATGTCTTTTTTATAATAATCTAAAATATTAACGCCATCGAAGCCACCATAACTAAAAAAGTCAAAAGAAAGAAACAAATGATTATCAGAATAATTTTCGTCGTTTGAATAAAGAAGCTTGTTTATATCCACATATTTAAAATTATTTTTTTCATCTAACGATGTAATTTGAGATATATCTTTACCATCTCTTCTGTAAAATGAATAGTCCCATCTTTTTGAAACGTTTATATCATCTGCGGCGTTATATAAAATCTTTTCTAGATGAAAGAAGTTATATTGGGTATTTTGATCTAGTTCTTCTTTCCATACACTATATTCGTCTCTATAACTACTAAAATATTTTGAATATTGTGATGCTTGATCAAAACTATTTGTTACGTTATCGTTGTATAATTCCATTATAAAATTATAATTTTCACCATCTACTAAAACGTCTCTGACTTTAGTTAACTCTGTCTGATCAAATAGCACGCCCCACGATGCATCTTCTTTAAAAATAGGTTTTATACCTTCAAATCTTAAAATCTGTCTATTTCCAGCAAACCTCATTGGGTTTTGAATAATCGGTGTGCTGTTAGTATTTTTACGAAGATTGTTTGTGTTTATAATAGGATAGTTTTTAAAGCCGGAAGGCATCAAAGTTGTTTGGATTACTTTATCTTCAACGTCATTTGTTACTTCTACATAAATATGATTATTTGTTTTTTTATAGTTGCCAGCAGTTACTATTTTTCCTAAATCAAAATCATAATACTCATGCTCAGTGCCTATAACCTTGCAAATATAATCATCGCTTTCTGGGTTTAAGTTTAAATCAATATACTTCGCAATAGAATTATATCTGTTTTGAGTTTTAAGACAATAAAAAACTTCAACATCAAACTTAGAATATAACTTATTAGGATCTATATTGTTATAATTTCCTAATCTTTTAGGCGTTATTCTAAATCTATATTTATTTCCTTCTTCACCGTCTGAATAAGTATGAAATCTAAATAATTCAACACACTCTTTCCATATACTTTCTTTACTAGTGTCTGAAGACTGTATTGTATTGACTGGTTGCGATACTACCCAAGGCGTCTTTGCTTTTCTAAAAACATCTTTAAAACTTTGATAGTTAATAGCATCTTGGACAGCTGAGTTTTGAAATGTTATAAATGATGCTGTTGAAGCTTTTTTTGTTTTCTCATTAGGATAATCAAATAAATCAATATCTCTAAACGAGCAATAATTTAAGTGGCCTCTGTTTAAATTAAAATAACTGCTTGTATTTAACTTGTCTTCATACATACTAAATCTTTTATAAGAATCAGTTTTAAGAGGCGTTTCAATAATACTTTTGCTCGAGTCACTCAATCCTTTAATATAAATGTAAGGATAAGATATGTCAGATTCGATGATTGCACTAGGATTGTCAGACTGGTAAGTTCCTAGTTCTTGCCTTTTTTGACTTAAATCTAGCTCATCTAGCAAATCTTTTTGTAGATCTAACTTTATTCCTTGTGCTGCAAATATAACATTTGTTATAATTCCTATTGTGTCATCTGTTTGTCCTATTTGATCAAAGTAGTTTTCAAAAGAAGAAGTATATACAACTTCTTGATCGTCGTGTCCATCTGGCCCAACAAAAGATCTTTCAGAAACATATTTGCCTTCAAAATAGCATAAACCGTTAATTAAATCATTACTGCTTTTAACGGCATATTCATTAGGGTCAAAAAAAATTTGATTTCCGACTGTAAATCCTGCGTGATCGTATTCACCTGCTTGATTTTTTTCAAAACTACCGTTGCCTACGCCTAACACTCGAGTATAACTAAGCTGACTACCGTTATTTTCTAGCCAGACTTTTGAAGAAATTGGGCTTGCATGTTGTTTTTGAAAATTAAAGTCACCAAAGATATTTTCCCAAGTGTTGAGTATACTAGAATCTTGCGCAAAAGAGACGACTTGTTGTGGAACAAAAGCAGGGCCTCTCATTGCTGTGCCGACAAGACTTAGCGTTTCGTCAGTTAAAGAAATAGTTTCTTCTTCTAGAAATATTCTTTGCGTAACTATGTCGCCTGTAATTTGTGCATTATTTCTGTTTGACATTCAAGTCTCCTGCATAAATAGTTTTTTGTGCTTATAACTATTTATGCAAAAAGTAAGTTGACAGAATCAATTAATTAATATTGTAGAACGCAGTTATCGAACCTGATGCTTAAAGAAATATCTGTTGGATCGTCACCGTCGTAACTAAGGTCACCGTAAGCAGCACTTGTTAAAAATGCGCCTTTGATGTCCCAAAGCTCTACAACAGTCCCAACTGGGTCAAGCATCTTAAGCTGAATATCGCGCTTATAAAAGTCTGCATATCCTGCACGACCACTAACTGATTCGTAGTGTGTTCTAATCCATTCCATTACTTGCTGAGCTCCGCTTGGTGCAATAGGATCATGAATAGTAACAGAAAGTGAATCAAAAGTCATCTTACCTGCGATGTATCTTTTCGCATTAATAAAGTTGATTTCAGTTTCGCCTATTTGGAATGTAGGTCTTGCAGCTGATTTAATAAGAAAAGCGTCGATGCCTTCGATTGCCAAGATCCATCGATTCTTTCTTTTTGGCTCAAACTTATTTGGAATCATTTCCGTGACTGAAAGTGTCTCTGGCATTTTATTTTCTCCTAATAATTCTTATGTATTTATATATCAATCAATTGAGTTAGTTACAACAAAGTCAAGTGAAATAAACTCTACAGACTTAGTAGGCTGTAAGTATACCTTACCTCTTATTGTATTGTTTTCAACATCGTTTTGTGTTGTTGTAGAAGTATCAATTTGTACTTTATATCTATCAACACCCTGTCTTGCTTGAATTTCTGCCATAATTGGCTCAACAAGCGCACTAAACTTAGCTAGAGTAGATGCTCTATTAGGCTCAAAGAGTAACGTGTTTGCAACTGCTTTAACTCTTCTTCTAACATTGATCAATAACCTTCTAACGTTAATTCGATCTAACGCAGATTGATTCTGTAACAATGTCTTTTGTCCAAACGCATAAACTTCGCCAGGACGACCTGATGGTTCGTATATTGGATTTATATCTTCATCATAAAGATCATCCAGAACGTCGCGATTCATCTGCACCTTTGAGTTAAGAGCATTAAGCTTTCCTCTACTAAGACCTGCAGGAGCAAACCAAGGGTCTGCAAGGAAGTCGTTTTGACTCATAACACCTAACATACTTACAGATGGTGGAACCTCAACAGGCGTTCCATTTGAAGGTCTTCTAATAATTACATTAGGGAAGTAAGCTGCTGCAAATGACGTATCCAAACTTCTGTTTCTAAATCTATTAATTGTATTCGCTACATTAGGTAATGATTCATCAGTTGTAGGCAAAGTATTACCCTCAGCTACTTCTTCAATGTCAACCAACAACATCGCGTCAAATCTGCTTTCGCAAGCTGTAATTGCGTAATCTGTAATTAAAGGCTCACGCATTCCTGGAACTGCCAAAAGCTGGAACTCAGTTGCACTCTTGTCACTTAATACGTCAATTGCTTTCTTATATGAATCCACTGTTACACCGGTAAATTTGGCATTATCAGTTTCATCATTAGCTTCTCTAAATGCTGCTACTGAACTCATCTTAGATTTTTCTTCATTAAAGATATCTAATCCATCAAATCCGCCTTGCATCATAAATCTAAACTTAAGATATCTAGAGTTTTTACCTACAGCATGTGTTCCAACATTTAATTGAGTTGTTAAAGAACCTGCTTCACCATCACGTCGATACTCAGCAGTTGACCAGTCAAGCTCTCCATCAGAATCTAAATTTAGATAGATGTTATTTAAGCTAAACTTACTGTTTTGATGAGTATCTGCTGTAGAGTCTGATACTAAATTTGGCAAGAATTTTGTCCAAGATGGCATACTAGTATTTGTTCTTATTTCAGTTAACTCGTTAGGCTCGTCGTCGCGCTTAGTCTTTTTAGCAAACTTAACACCCCAAGAAAGCTTTGCATCAGCAACTTTAGAAGAACCTGATTTCTTAGCTATTGATTTAACATAAGGAACCGGTAAAACTTGATGTCTATCATAAGAAGCATCTGACACGACCTTGCCTGCGCCATCTCCATCTGTTCCACTTTCTACTATTGCAAGTGGTGCATAGCTAAGTCCTCTAAATCCGCAGGGCATTGTTACAAATGTAATGTCTCCAGCATCAACAGACGGATCCATCTCAACTCTAATATAATCATTAGTTACATCGTAAGTTCCTTCTTCAACAAGTCTTTGTCGGGATTCTGCTGCATCAAAGTTATAATAAATGTGTTTATCACCTATTACTCTAGCAATATAATTTCTGCTATCAGGGTCTAAAGTAAGGTTTCTCCAAGATGCAATTACTTCGCCTGAAATAGGATCGCTGTCAAATCTCTCTAGTGCTAATGTAAATGTCGCATAATCACTTGCAGAGTTGCCAAGCTTTAAGTCAGATATTTGAACTCTAAATCTACTATTTGCTACTTCACCATCGTCAAGTGCATATACCTTAAATAAATCCTGATCAGTTTGCGAAATAACCCAAGGTGACTGTGCAGTCTTAAATGATTCTCTAAAAGTTCTATAGTTTTCACTAGCCTTACTACAGAAAGCGTAATTAACATCTATTGCAGCTCCACTTGGTGCTGTAACACCATCATTACTTGGAACGGCACAAGCTTTGTCAATATCCCAATTTAGATATAGATAATGGCCTAACTTTTCAATCTTTGTAGGATCTGTGTTTAAAACCTTTGCAAAGTAATTTGGGCTCTCTGGATCAAAAGAACAAGACAAAGTATTTAATTCAGATGAATTGTTAAAACCATTTAACAATAAACTAAATGCTTGAGTATCATCTGCTATTTCTCCTAGCTCATAACCAATTAACTTTGTATCGTCTCCTACGTCTGGAGAAGCAAAGTTTTTAAGCGCACCGCTACTTGTAACCGCAACATTAAGGCGAGAATCAGTATCTGCTTGATTAAATGTCGTGTTTGCTAAAGCAGGAACAACGCCTTGTGGCACCATCAAGACACCTCTAACTAAAGGAGCTGCTGCACCGCCACCGCCTACAAAGTTTTCTTGCTTTTTACCAAAGTTACCAACTACAACTTCACCTTCACTATTAGAAATAGTCACTGTGCTTGTCGCAGATAACTTATTCTTTAACTTAGCTCTTACTCCTTTTTCAGTTGAGGCTTGTTGTAAAGAAATGGTGCCGCTATCTGATACTATGTCTAGCGGTGTGACATTATCACTTTCAAACAATACCAAGTTATCTTTTAAGTTTTGAACTGATGTGGAAATTAAACAATTTTTAAGATTATAAAGCGTCTCTAATATATCAGAGCCAATCTTACAGTTTGTAACTCTTAATCCATTGTTATCACTAAACTGTGTAATTTCCGCATTGACGCCAGCGTCAGTAGCAAAATCTGCAACTTCTGATCCATACTCACCTGTCAAGTCTTGCTCGAATATAACTTTATCAAGGTCATTGCCGGGGTCAGCAATAGCAGTTATTTTTAATGGATTAGATAAATCATTAAATCCTGCAATTAGTCGTGTAGCTCGATTAGCATCTGAATCATTAGCAACATCAAAACCAATAGTCAAAGTTGATGAAGGTACATCAAAAGATACATTTGCATCAGCTATGCCGAAAGCAACGTTAATAGTTGTACCTTCTAGATCTGTAAGTGCTGTTATGTTTTTGCCATCAACACTAACGTTACCTTTAAACTTAAAGCTTGCTGTTGCCTTAGTACTGTCTGTAGTATTTACCGAAGCATTTGTCACAGCACTACTTGTAGTAAACTTGATTTTTTCTTTATCTATTTGATCAGTCTCTGCATTATTAACTGTTTGAAGTTCTAAGACATCATTGTTATTAGGTTGACCTGATAGTGATAAATCAAATGATACAGGATCAGCGTCTCTACCATTTTTCATAAACTTTACTTTGTCTTCTTCACCTTGTGTAGATACTAAATTAAAATCTTCAGTAGTTTGCTGTGTTCCATTCGTTAAGTTAGTATCGGCATCTGATGCACATTCTATAATAAGACTATTTTCACCAACAGCACCTTTAAGCACAATATTTCCAGTGTTGTTTGTCCTTTTAATGCCTGCGTTGCCTTTATAGACACTTACAATTCTTAAACTTAATCCATTAGGAGAAATCGTAGTTTCAAATAATCCTCTATGCACTAAAGTATGATCATCTATTGATGTTCTATCGATAGCAGACTTAAGATTTAATAATGTTTCTTTTATAGTTCCACCGCTGTATATTGTAACAGCATTTGCACTTGTAACTTCATATCGATTTGCAACATCGTCAGCACCTGCAACGTCTGCAGCAATTGCTGTATCATCAAATTCATAAGTTACATGATTCCCGTCAATTGTAAAAGTTCCATCACCTTCATTTTTTAACCCAAAAAACTTTATCGAAGTATCATCTTTTGGTTTGCTCACACCATCTCTAGAACTAATTGTAAACTCAGCAGCAACAGCGTTATCTAAGCCCCAGAAAAAGTCTCTTTCAGAAGAAGCTATTCCATCTTGAACTGTTATGTCTGATTCTGAGCCTCCTGAAGTTGAATTTGTTATGTTATAATCAACTGTAAAACTATTAGAAGAAGGAAACTGTGTTGAGTGGATTGATCGTATCTCTAAAGAAGCTTGATCTAAGTCTTCTACAAGCTTAACAGTTGTGAGTGCATTGAAGCCTTGGTTGGCAGTGCTTGTAAGAACAAACTCGCCACCCACAGCGGCTTCTGCTGCGCCTAAAGTGCTGATGTTTGCAAAAAAGCCAATGTCGCCTGCATTAATATTTACAATTTTATATGTAGCGCCAACAAAAATGCCTGCGATATCACCGCCACCATCATTTAAAGGAATTGCGTCTGCTTTTGCTATCTCTCCATCGCTAAATCTTGTTGGAATAAAAGTTGCTGTAAGGTCGGTAAGTGCATCAATTTTTTGACTTAAGTTACGTACACTTTCAACAGATTTTGTTCCTTTTGTTGACTGGCTAGCGTTTCCAGCAGAAGCAACAAATGTTATTGTTGATTCAACGTCAACACCTACATCATCTTTATGTTTAATTTTAAACGTATCGTCAATAGTAGGAAGTGCACCGTTTTTAAGTGAATATGTCAAAACACCAGATGTCGATTCTGTTGTGACGCCTGAATCTTTTAAGTATGTGCTTTCGTTTGTATCTTTCATGAAGCAGCCTAGGAAATATGTGTCTCCATCAATTAAGCCTTCTCCGGATTCTTTAGCGGCATGTGGATTATCTTGTAGTTTATCGTCACCATCATATGATACTTGATTACCTACAACAAAACCTGCGTCATCACCTACACCTAAAACTCTGAGATAAGTACCTGCTTGTGCTTGGCGCATCCATTCGTTAAGTGCTAGAGGTCCAAACTTATTTGAGTTGCTATCTTTGTGAACTTCTTGCATTGAGCCAAAACATTTATTAAATTGTTCCATTGTCGCAAATGTTTTAGGCACAAAAGCCGGTCCACGACGTGAAGGCCCAACAACAGCTGCAGGAACGCCAACAGGTAGTTGTTCTAAGCTACTTACGTCTGATCTATCTATTTCATTAAGTGTAACTCTTGCTGAGCCTTGTCTATTAGACATATTGTTAGTCTCCTATTTTTAAATCTATAAAACTATATATTACGGAAATTCAACACCTGAGTTAGTAATTACAAAATCAATTGCAATAAATTCAATAGCTCTTGTAGGCACAATAACAATTTGTCCGTTAAGTCTATTATTATCTACGTCCTGTGCTGTATTGTTTGTATCGTCCATAATAACTCTAAAGTCTTCGATACCTTGATTAATCTGAATATTTGCAAGTTGACTGCTAGCAGAAGAAATAAATCTATTTCTAGTCTTTGAGTTGTTTTGCTCAAATAGTAAACCTTGCGCAATTAACTCTATTCTTCTCTTAATCTCTAAAACAAGTCTTCTTACGTTAACTCTATCAAGTGCAGTTCTCTTTAGCTGTGTTGTCTTCTGTCCAAATATAACAAATTGTTTATTTGGGAAGTTTGCAATTGGATTAATTCTAGACTCATACAATGTATCTCTATCTTCAGCGTTAAGTCTAACTGAAATTGAAGAAATAGATTCTAATGCACCTCTTGAAAATCCTGCTGGAGCAAACCAAGGCTGCGAAATGGAATCAGTCAAAGCTAATGCACCAAGTGCAACAATCGATGAAGGCACCAACACAGATCTTCTAGAATTAACAGCAGCTTCGTCAGAGTCACCGCTATCCAAAACTTTTACGTCCGGAAAGTAAGATGCTACATAAGATGAATCCACTTCACGAGTATCAAAATCACCAGCTGTAAGCACAACGTCAGGCTTTGAACTCTCAGTGCCTCTTGCATCAACAAAAACTCTTTTACTATCTTTGTCATACTGCTCTAAGTCCATTAAGTAAATTGCTTTACCATACTCTTCTTCAATTCTATCCTTAACGAGATCTGTTACAAATCTATCGCGAATATTTGGTATAGCCAAGACATTATGATTAACAACGAGATCATCTGTCATTATTCTGATCGCGTTTTTATAAGAAGCAATAACATTGTTTAGGTCTTCACTACCTTGCATAACAGAACCAACGTCAGCCTTTAAAGTTCCATGTATTCCACTTTCAAATCCTTCAATAGCGCCTTTACCTTTTGGTGTGGTTGAGGTATGAACTGAAGCTGCTCTGTCTGTCATAAAGTAAGAGTCTCTATCAAAGATGTTTAACCCATCAAAACCACCACCCATCGGTGCAGTAAACTTTGCCATAACTGAATATTTGTTAAACTTTAAAGTGTCTTCTGCTAAAAGCTTTGCTAAAGAAACTCTGTCAGCTGCATCAATATCGTCATTAGTTCCACCCATTTTAATTAAATGTGCTGAAGCGTCATAAACGTCAGAATTAGAAACTTCTGCATTTCTTACGTAAACTGCGCTTTTAAAAACATCGTTTGTTGTCCCAGTTACTCCGTTAACAGTAGCACCTTTAAGAGCAACCTTTGCCAAAGAAAACTTATTGTTATTATGACTGTCTGATAGTGAGCCAGAAGTAATCACTGTTTGATCTACACCAAAAAACTTTGTATAGTTTGAAAGAAGCTCGTTAAACTCTGTGCTTTTATTTGCATTATTAATGTCTAAAACGCGTGTAGACATAAGACCCCAGTGTAGAGCAAAGTTAACACTTTCAGACGGAGATGCATCACCTAAGAAAGTTTGTTCGTAAGATTGATTTGTTCTAATGTCACCGTTTGTTACTTTAAATCTATAAGGCAGAGGAGGCAAAATAGAATCTAAAAGTTCGTTAACTTTAGCATCACCGGCGCCCGAGTCTACTGCAAAAAGACTGTAATTGGTGTCTGAGTCTTTTGCTGTCGCATTAAAGTGCAAAGCGTCAATGCCTCTAAACCCAAAAGGAAGTGTTTTTGCTGGAACTTCGCCTTGCATAATTGCATCGCTAACAACAACTCTTACTTTCTGTGAATTGTTCTTAAACGTACCTTCTCTTACAAGTCTTCTTTCGTTTTCGCTTGCAGCATCAAAGTTAAAGTATACCTTTTGATCACCAATTACTCTGCTTATAAAGTTGCTAGAATTAGGATCTAAAGAACACTGGTTGAATGTTTCGTAAATAATAGGTGATTCATCTGTATCTTTTAAATCTCTAACTGTAACTGTAAACGTTCCATACTCATCAGTTGGATCTGTGCTTGCTCTTAAGTTAGATATAGATATTTTATATTTGTCGTTTGCGTAAGCACCGTCGTCCAAAGAATCGAAATGAAACAAGTCATATTCACGTGAACCAAAAGGTTGCGAAATAAACATTGGTGAAGTTGCTGATTTAAATCTTGACTCAAAGTTTTCAAAAGCGCCTGCAAAGCCATCTGTTTTTTCTTGTAAAAGAGAATATGGCGAGTTTGCAGCAGGTTCTGCAACTTCTGAATCAATAGGGAAATGTGCGTAGAGAAAATGCTTTTTACTTTCTAAAGCAAAAGGATCTGTATTAAGAACCTTTGATATATACTTGTCGCTACCTGGATCTAAAGAAAAAACGTAGTCTAAACTATCTCCCGCTTGGCCTGCATCATCTTTAAATCTAATGTAAAAAAGTTTATTTTGATTGACATGATAGCTGTTTATTTGCTCGGTAAAAGATCCGCTAGCTTCTTGCAAAGGAATGATAGAGTAGTCTTTGTGAGTAATAATCATTGCTCTAACTATATTGACAAGATTATCGTTACCATTTGGAGCATTTGGGCCACCATCATCGTCCATATTTGTAGTAAAAGAGTCGTTATCGTTTATAGATCCTAAACCAAGCCATTCTCCAGCGCTAACCGTGTGTGTAGATGCAAGAAAATAAGAAGCACCAATTAGCCTTCCGGCTGTACCGCCACCAACAGCATCAGTTCTCGGTGTAAATTTAAATCCAGCGTTTTCTTGGCTTTTGAGTCCGCTGCCTAAAACTCTGCAGAAAGTTAGTGCAGAGTTAGTTGTGCTATTTCTAAAATATTCTGCTGCTGCATGACCGCCGAGTCTATTTGGGTCAGGTTCACCAAAAATTCTAATATATTCTTCTCTAGATGTAACTGTAGTGGGTACGAATGCAGGACCTCTTTTTGACGTTGATATAACTCCAACAGGCGTCGCTTTTGTTCTGCTTATTGGTCTGCTTATTATCTCAATTTCTCGTTCAAAAAAGCCTGGAGACTTAAATGTCTGCTCTGCCATGCTATTTCTCCTATTTAGTATTATTATTTGACATTATAAATATACATCAATTTTACTAATTATCATTATTTGATATATTAAAAATTAATTCAGCATATTTTTCGTCATAGACTGTTTCACCTGAAGTATTTTGAACTGCTCTTACTTTAACGATATTTCCATCTTGATCTTTTACGTTTACTTTTGTGTGCTTTCTTTCGTTTGTATATTTTTCTGCAACAGCATCATATTTTTGCAAATTGCCGGGTTCTGCAACAAAAGCATGTGATTTGTCATATTCTAAAAGATTTTGTAAATTATCAATATCAGTTACACCTGTAATTTGTGAAATAAAACCGTCATTACTATTTACGTCTTCAAGCAACATTCGAGCGTCTGCAGTATTTGCAGGAATTCCTTTGATTTTTGGATCAATATCTTTAGCACTTTGTAAAACTTCAAAAGAAAACTTTGGTGCACTTATAAGAGACTTAATTCCTACTTTTCCGCCTCGTATATTAGGAGCAAGAATGTAACCTGTTGTAGATATTGTCATCGAGTATTTGATGTACCTGTGCGCGTCTGTATAATCTGCGTAGTTTGTATCTTGCGAAAAAGAACTTTCAACAAAAGCAGGAAACCAATATCCTTTCTGGCTTTCAACTCTAAATTGTTGACCAGGATTAAGCGTGTAAGCGCTCATTATCGTTTCCAATAGTTTGTTCATTTGTTGCGTAAAAGATGACCACACAGTAATCTCGTATGTCGTACCAAAGTATTTTACAGGTGGTATTTCTATGGTTTCATAGATATTATTTTCAAGATCAGGTTTTAAACTAAAGTTTGGATTTTTTAGATCGCTTTCTTTAGATGTATAAGAAAGATTTTGAATGCCTTCAAAGTTATTTAGCTGTCGCCATGCGGCATTATTGCTAGCAACTCTTCGTGCAACAACTTCAGGAAACATTTGATTATTTGCAATTCCTTTCGAAGGATTATTTTCAATTGCACCTCTTGAAATAGAAATAAGCGGAAGAATTAATGCGCCTCTTTTATCAGTAATAGGCATTTTTCTTCTTAAGAGCGCAAATCTCTCACCGGTTGCAAAAACAACTGGGACTTTTTTTGTTTCTCCCTCAAGATCGTAGTAAAGAGGTATTTGTTTATCGAATAAAGAAAAGACAGCGAAGTCAAGATCTTCTAAACCACATGACGGGATAACATAGTCATATGACTTTTCGTCTTCATAGCCTGATATTACTTTGTTATCTTGTTCTGTATTGCTATCAAATCTTGTTGCCATTATTCATCTCCGTAAAAAGAAGACCCGATTCCATTAATACTCTTTGTAGTGCCGTCAGGTGCTACTTTTTTAGGACCGCTAATTGGTTCTTCTAAAACACCGTCTTCTCTTAGCTGGCGTTTATCAGTTTCTGTTGTTCCTCTTTGCTGTTTAAATGTAGTCTGAATTGCATCTTTTTCTGTGTAACCTTCATATGTAGGTCCAATTGCATTCTTGAATATATGTTCAGCACGTGCCTGCTTAGCTGTAAGTTTTATTGATGCAACGCGTTCAATTTGACCGTAAACTAGCTTATCGTATATGAGTGATGTTATTTCAAAGAAAAATTCACCATAAGATAAATAGTCACCTTGTCTAATGTTAAGATTTCTGTCGATAATATCTCTATCATGTATGTAAACTGTAATTGTTTTTATTTGTTCATGTCCAAACTGTGTAGTCTTAACTTCAGACGGTTGCCATTCCACAAGACATTCTATTTCAACAGGAGGATTAAATATTTTATAGACAGACTCTTCGTAAACGTCATGTATGTCACTCAAATCTTCTCTAATTGTATAGTAATATATTTTTTGCCCTGCTACGTCTTTAATAAGCTCTTTGGTAATATCAGCAAAAAAATCAACTTCTTTTTGTCCTATAAATAAACGCGCCATCTTTATTATCCTATTATAATTGCTTTGCCATTAGGCACAGGTACTCGCTTTAATATATTAAGCATTGTTTCGCTCTGAGCAGCATCAGCTTCTAATAACTTCTGGTATGTTAATTTGTCAAGCTGCTCATTTAAAGAGTCTATAAGCTTTTGCTGATCATCTCTACCTTGGCTTAGCAAATCAGAGCCATTTAACTGGACATCGCTACCAGGAATAGGCACAGAACTAAACTTTGATCTAATAAGTCCTAATGTTTCTTTGCATAGTGCAAGTGTATACTGTCTTATCCATTGTCTAGACATTTGATTAATTTTACTATAAGTAATATTTCCAAAAGGAACGTTTGACAAGTTTGAAACGCCGTCTATAGATTCGTCCCCATACGGCAGATTAGGCGAAAAAGGATCTGTAGGGAAAGAAAATTTAATGAAAAGATTCATAGGATTATCTTGTGTAGGTCGAGGATAAATTCTTAAATTTTGCCCTTGTAACTTATATGAGTAATTACTTCTTCTAACTCTATTTGATATGTCTAATTGACCTGCTCTTAATAAATCTTCAAAAACAGGCAAAACATAAAATACAGTTTCTGGTGTAAAAGATTCAAATGCAAATTGATTATTTAAGTAGTTAATTGCTGACGTTGTATCAAAAAATCGATATGCAGCTTGAGGAGAAAAGTGAAATATCTCATTTACTTTAATCTTTGTCATTGAAGCAGTCGGCAAAACTTTTTCTTTATAGACTGGATTAAATAAAGATTTTTGTGCTGGATCGTTATTGTACTTATCTAAGTTTAAGACAACATCGTCTGTAGGTATTTGGAGTTCTTTATAGATGTTATAATCTTGTTTGTTGTGTTGTAACTCTATAAATCCGTCCAAAGAATTGTTTACACCACCAACAAAAGCTTCGCTAGCATAAGGTTCAGCTCTTCTTAATAAATATTCTAAAGTCTCTCTAGGAAATCTTTGCTCTTGTCCATTAGGACCTACTTTTTTATCTTCAATAGGCACTGCTGGAGGATTATTATCTTTAGCAACAATTTCACCATTGTCGTATTGACCTTCAACATTTTGTGCTAAAAACCGAGGATCGTTTACGTTTTGTATTAACAAAGGTTGCGTATTAGCATCCAATTCATCACCGTAATAATAATTTCCAAGCGCATTTTTTTTATATGTTTCAGTTGGTCCAGTCTTGAGACCAAGTATGTTAGACATATAAGATTCAGCCTGATGAGCATTTATTTTTTTTGAAAACTCAAATGTAGCCTCTTCAAAGTTTGCCCATATTTGCTTATTTGTCAACTCTACCGACATTACATCATCACCTAATCGACGTTTAACGTATAAAACAATTTTATCTGCATCTTCTTGAAAGTGGCTATCACTATCAAATGAGCCAAAAGGCGTCGGCTGATTACTTAGCATGCTTAAAAATGAAGCCATACATAACTCCTATAATCTTTTATATACATATCTAATTATAAAAGTCTTTGCTAAAGAATAAGATTTCAAACAGCAAATACTAAAAAACCTCTACAGATAACATAAGAAATCTTGCAGAGGTTTAATAGATATTAATAAGATTATCTATTAATTAACATTTTTTACAAACAGAAACGTTTAAGTATGAAATTGCATATTGCAAACCATTTTCCCACGATACAGTTAATTTTGTTGCAAACCCTTGCTCGTTAGATTTAAAGCTTAAAACTCTACCTTTTAATCCATCTCTTAAATTATTTTGAACGCAATCACCAGCAGAAACTTTCAAGCTTGAAGAAGCAACGCTTTTTACAGCTGCTTTTTTAGGCGCAGGCTTAGCTTCTGCTTTTTTAGGAGCAGGCTTAGCTTCTGCTTTTTTAGGCGCAGGCTTAGCTTCTGTCTTCTTAGAAGCAGGTTTCTCATCTGGTTTTTCTAAATTAACCTTTTTATCTTCTTCTGATTTTTTAGCTCTCGACATTTTAGTTTACTCCTTTAAATTATGCAAATGTTAACGCAGCGCCATTAGCTGACTGAATTGCTCCGCTAACATACCATTTTGGTGCTGCAGCTCCATCACATAGAAGCTCAAAAAAGTCTCCTGCAGTGTCGTGAGCATTTACAATTGTCATAGCATCACCTGATACTTCCTCTACTCCTCCTGCATTAAGAACTGTACCAACCAGAGAGCCTTCGTCTCGGGCAGCTAGCGCGTCATCTTTTGGAATTTCTACAACAATATTTCCATCAATAGCAGCTGCTACCAATCTAATTCTTAAACCAGAAGCATCAGCAATTGCATCTTGTCCTTGATTAGGAATAATATTAGCAGTTAAGTTTGTAGCAATTACACCTGCAGTTGTTAGTGCAGCTTCGTCTTTATCTACAAGTACTCCGTTTCTATTTCCAGGTAAAGTTGAGTCAATTTGAAAATTAGTTCCACCTTGAACAGCTTGCACAGCTACTCCACTCAAAGGAGAGAAATCGTTTGCGCCTGTTCCTAGCAAAGTATGCAAATTTGTAATTGCTCCGTCGATATCAAGGCCTCGCTCGAGCTGAAATGTACTTACTCCAGACGAATCTGTTGAAACTAATTTACCGTTGTTAGCGTCAGCAGCGTCTGCAACGACTTTTAGTTTAAATTTCCTACCAAATCCTTCAAATGTAAATACTTCATTTACAGTAAATGGTCCATTAGCAGCTGTAAATTTTACAGATGTTCTAACTCCAGCAACTGCAGGAAGTAAAACTGATCTGACGTTTGCGCCTAAAAGCAATTCTTTTCCACTGTCAGCAACAGATAGTTGTTCTGTTGCAGTTGCTAATGTTCGAACAGCTTGACGATGACCTGATAACTCACCACGAAGATCAAGTGATGAAGATGTTGATGATTTTTGAACTAAACCTTTTTCTTTTGTATATTCTACGCTTGGCATATTATTTTTCCTTTTTATTTTTATATTAAATTATACTACAAATATTAATCCGCCAGCTGCTTGGCTTACGCCTTGAACTGACCATTTTGAGCCTGTGTAAAATAGCTCAATAAAATCTCCTGCTTTGGCTGTGTCTGCTACAAACCGAATTTTCGAATCATCTTCTGGGTCATTGTTAACAGCTAAATTTGCTCTATCAACTGCTGCGCCTCCTTGATATAAAGTTCCAGCAAAATCGTGAGCACCATCACCTTGGATTACTTCTATTGTTTTTCCTGCTGCAACATCTATAGCAGTTATAACTCTATATTTAACACCTGTTTCAGGGGCAGCTGGTAATGTTATATCAATATCGTTATCTGCGTTATGAGTAACAAGAAAAACTTTTCCTGAATCTTCATTTTTTAAAGTATTAGCTGCTGCTGATATTGGCACAATTTTTTTTCTAAATCCTGATAATTCACCACGCAAGTCTAGAGCAGCATCTGTCGATGACTTTTGCACTAACCCTTTTACTTGCGTATATTCTACACTTGGCATAACTTCCTCCTTTTCGGATAAACTTGTCCGCATGATTCCGATGCACTGGCGGGGTCAGCTGTTATGTTTGCATCGGGCCTAATGCTATATATTACAAAAAAGGTGCATTTTTTACGTGCACCTTAATTTATTTAACGTTAAAAATACGTAATAAGCTAATATTACTCAGAGTCACCGGCAGGTTCTGCATCAACAACCTCGTCAGACTCAGGCATACTTACTGCTTCAGCCTCATCGCCACTCGCATCGGCAGCTTGTGCCTCTGCTGCTTGTCTCTCTTGCTCTTCACGAGGTACTAGTCGATCAATTGCTTCTTGCAATGTTGAAGCATCTTGCAAAGAAAAGGCTCCTCGTCGTTGCGCTACTTGTACTGCCGAGAGAAGAATATTTATTGATTGAACTTGTTCTGGTGATAATTGCATTTGTTAATCCTTTCATTTAATATTAGATTTTTTTGTTCGCGATTAAATGCAGGTATATAATAAACACAAATTAATAAATGTACACTCTTTTTTTATTTTTTTTATTAGTAGTAATAAGAGCTTCTAGCTCTTCGGCGCCGGCTTCTAGCTTCTGCTAGACGCTGTTGTTTTTGATGCGCTGCATACTCTTCTTTGATAACTCTGTTAAGATATTCTGCTGTAATTCTTACAGGTCTTTCAGTAGTTCCTTCTACAAGTCTACTTCTCTCAAGGTTACGCATTTCTTGCATAATCATTCTTCTTAACATTCTTGGGCTTAATCTCATTGTATTCTCCTGTTAAACTATTACTATATTATATATTACTAAATGTCGCTTTTTTCTTTTAAGATATTAATGTCTTTTTCTATAATTGTCATTTTTGTTTCTATTTTAGCTAAAGTGACTTTAATTTCTTGGACAGATGCTAATAGTTCTTGTAGAACACTTTCTGTAACTTTTGCTTTGTCTTCTAAAGTATTCACTCTTGCTTTTAAATCTGCCATTTCTTCGGCATTTTTTTTTGAGTCTTTATGCCAAGAGTAAAACAAACCTAAAACTGATAAAACTGTACCTATTGATAACACTAAGTTTGGTTGCATATCCACATGCACCTCCTAATTTTAATATACTTTATTAATTATCACAAAAAAGTTGTTATTTTGAAATCTCGTAAATTAAAATACCTAGGCCAGCTCCACTCACAGCTGATATTGTTGCCCAGATTATTTTGCTTCTTTTTTCAGACTTTAAGCTTCTTAAAAGATCTTTGTTTTTATTTTTAAGTAAATCATTGTCTAATGTGATTATCTTTATTCTTTTATTACAGCTACTTTGACATTGCGAAAGTTTAAGCTCGTATTCGTTTTTAATTATGTTAACTAAAGAATCACAGCTACTTTGACAGCCTGTTACTATGTCTTTCATTCTTATAGTATCTCTTATTCCAATCAAGTAACCTTGCCTTGGCGCTACCTCACCTTTATAAATAAATGGTGCATATATTTCCAAGTCACCAACTGTAATTTTTACGTCTTTATGCTGAATTATTATTGACTCAGTTTGTCTATCTGAGTTAGTAGTTGGAATATTGACAGAAACTTGAGCGTTAACTTTTGTTAATGTTAAAGAAAAAATTAAAGCTAAACTTAAAATAGTGTTTTTAATCATTGCGAACAAACTCCTCTAGCTACACAAATAGGACAATGTAAATCTTCACTAAATTCACAGTGACCAATTGCTTCATCAATTCTTAGTGCACAGTCTTTGTTAAGATCACTCGTCAGAGTCTGCAAGGATTTGACTTTTTCTGTTTGACATTTACTTCTTTCTTCTGTAAGTTGAGATGAAAGTATATCACGATCTCTAATGATATCTGAACATATTATTGTCTGTTTACATTCAGGTGCTGTAGCTTTTCCTGCAAAAAAAGAACAGACAACCAAGACTAATCCAATAAATACTTTCTGAAAAGTATTGTCTTTTATGATTTTCAAAAAATCTTCTGCATCTATGTTAATAGGCATATTTATCTCCTTTGTTTTAATTAATTATAAAAATTATTATAACTTTATATAATATTGTAATACATATTTAAATGATTTATATTTCAAAAAGGAGATAAATATGTCAAGAATTAGAACAATTGTTTTAGCCCTTTTAGTTTCAATGTTTGCGTTTTTTGCAGGATGTGATGATGATGAAACAGAAGAAGAACCTCAAGCCGGCCAAGTAGTAGAGTGTGTAGTTTCTGAAGATGAGACTTGTGAAGAGGCACCTCAAGAAATGCCTTGCGAGGAACTTCCTGAGGCACCGCCTGCTGGTGAAGAGATGCCTGATGATTTGGACATGGAGGTTCCTGAAGAGGTTCCTGCTGGTGAAGAGGCTGATATGGAGGTTCCTGCTGGTGAAGAGGCTGATATGGAGGTTCCTGCTGGTGAAGAATCTACTGAAGAAGATCCTGTAGGGGGAGAAGAGGAAGTTCCTGCTGGCGAGCAGTCTGAAGAAGATCCTGAGGCAGAGGGTGACGAATAAGATAATCAATTTTCTTTCTGCGGCTTAGCTGCTTAAATTGATATTCTAACTTAGAAGCGATGGAGCGATTCATCGCTTTTTTTATATACACAATTCGATGAGGTCCTCTTCCCCTAGTATATTTGGCGCCTCCTTTGATCTCTCCGTTATGCTGCTTTAATCTTTTTTGAAGATTTGTAGTTATACCGCAGTAAAGAGAATTATCAGCACATAACAAAACGTAAACATACCACATTATATTTATCTACTTTTCCTTCTTGCTAATGAAAGTGTGAAAACCTAGCAAGTCAAACGGCATTATGACACTTCTTATACACTGACACACTTCTTCTTCGCTTTATATATAAGACGCATCAATAGATAAATATAACGTAATACTTCTATATATTACTAGCTTTTCTTAACTTTGTAATATTTTTCTTTAGATATTGTCGGACTAAAAAAAGCCAAACGATTCCCTTCAGGGTCTGTTATGTGGAACGAAGCATCTCCCCAAGGATTTTCTATTAACTCACCAATTTGAATATTCTTTTTTTGCATTTTTTCGTAAAGCTTATAAACATCACTTACTTTGACTGATAATGATACGTTGCCATAAAAAGCTTTATTTGAATAGTTTCTTGGACCTTTAGAAAAAAGCTCAATAAGATTGCCTCCTACATTTATTTGTGTCCCATCGCCATCACTATATCTCCAATACCTAACAACAGGAAACTCGAGTATCTTATTATAAAACCTAACCATTTCTTTCATGTTTTTTACATATATATGCACTCTTACTTCACGTGAATACGCGTTCCAACTGTTTCCTAAATCAATTCCTGCTTCTTTAGCAGACTCAACTTCAGACTTTGTTGGCGATGTATTGATCTTTTTCTTAACTTTTTCTTTACTGTTTTGATTTAAGAAGCTTGTCACTTTACTCTTCTTTCTTTTTATCTCCGCCTAAAGGGTATTTTCTCCAAGCAAATTTTTCTCTTTTTTCTATGTAGTCCTCAAAATCATCGCAGTTCCACGCTTCTTGCTCAAACCTTATGGAAAGGTAAGACTCACGTGAAAAACCTTTTCTGCTTAAAACTGCAGCCCATAAATAATCAAATAGATAAACAAGCAAAAACCCGATAAACCAAAGTTCTTTATACTGTAAATAATGTATTGTTTCATGCCTCTTCGTCTGTTCAGCTAGCTCTCCTCGACAAAAAACCCATGGGCCTAAAGTTATTGCCCATATGTCAATTGGCGCAAACTTACTCAATACTACGGGCACTTTACTATTTTCATAAAACTTTGGATATTTCATTTTTGGTGATATTTTAGATATTCTTCTCTATCAGCTGTATTATCAAATGTATCTAGTTCTGGATCGTACGTGTCCAGTGATTCTTCGTATGATTCTTCGTAAGGAATATCATTGTAATCTTCATCGGCATCGTCAGGAGGTATTGGAGAGCTTCCGTAAGGATTAAACTGGTGCATATCATCCATATCATCCATATCATCCATGACACCTGTAGGA